TCACTGAAGAAGCGATTGAAGATAACTTGTATGACAGATTAGCTTCGAGATACACTAAAGCATTAGCAAGATCTATGGCAAACACTAAGCAAGTAAAAGCTGCTAACGTATTAAACAATGCGTTCAGTAACTCTTACGCTGGTGGTGATGGTAAGGCGCTTTTAGCGACTGACCACCCAACTATCGCTGGTACATTCAGAAATGAATTACAAACTTCAGCTGACTTAAACGAAACTTCATTAGAGCAGTCGTTAATTGACATTGCGGCTTTCACTGATGAAAGAGGTTTAAAAATTGCAGCTAGAGGTGTTAAAATGATAATTCCTTCTGAGTTACAATTCACTGCTGAGAGATTGATGAAATCTCAAGGTAGAGTAGGAACAGCTGACAATGATATTAACGCAGTAGTGTCTATGGGAATGGTTCCACAAGGTTATGTGGTTAACAATTTCTTAACTGACTCTGACGCGTTCTTCATCAAAACTGACGTACCTAATGGTATGAAAATGTTTGTTAGAAGTCCTATCAAAACAGCTATGGAAGGTGACTTCGATACTGGAAACGTAAGATACAAAGCTAGAGAAAGATACAGCTTCGGCTGGTCTGACCCTAGAGGTATGTTCGGTTCTCCAGGTGCGTAATCACTAGATTAACTGAAAAAATAAATTAGGGGCGTCCATTGCGACGCCCCTTTTTTTATGCTAGAAAGAAAACCCTTATGAAAAAGTATCTCGTACAAATCAGATCTAGAGGATACTTCACAAAGTTTGAAATTACTTGTGAAGACAACGATCAATCTTTCAATGATGCAATCATTGACAAAGTAGGACAATCTGATATAGTATGGGAAGAATCAAAGTTTTATAATAAACGTAAAACTTGGATAACCTATGAGGAGGTTAATGATGCAGACACACGTTCAATCCCTTTACAAACAGAAGAGGGGACTAGAACTGGAATGGGAGCAGCACTATAACGATGAGGGTAGATACACTCTCGATATGGTAAGAATTGATAACAAAATTAGAGAAGTTATCAATCACATCAAAATAGCAGAAGCTAAACAAGCTAATTTGATGAGCAAAATAGAAGACGCTGCACCACAAGTTTCAGTAGCTACTTAATAAAAAACGCTACTACATAATTGGAAATCACAACTTCAATACAAGATCTCTTGCACTCTATTCAAATCTGATATATAAAATCCTTACTATACAATAAAATTCTGCATAGACGAGTATAGTCGACGACCTAGAGACTATGTGGAAATAACTAGGAGGATATAAAAATGGCACAAACTACATTTACAGGTCCAGTAACATCTTTAAACGGATTTATCGGTGGACCAAACGTAAACGCACAAGGTACTTCATCTACTGATACACAACAAGGTGGAAACCTTCCGTTCTTAGCATCTGCAGGTAACGTAACAACTTTATCTACAACAGGTGGAACAAGAACTTTAAAGGCTACTGAAAATGAAGGAGTAATTGCATATGTTAAATACGGTGCAAATGGAACTTCAGTTTCTTGTTATGTGTTTTCAAATGGAGCTCAATGGCTTCAGTTGAATGACCCAACAAGTACAGTTGCGTAATTAATTAATGGAGCTCCTTCGGGAGCTCCTAAAATTTAGGAGATATAAAAAATGAAATCAGATGTTAAAGCAACACAAAAAACTTCAGATGGTTTAGTATTTGCAGGTAGAACAAGATTAAGAGGAATTATTCTTGGTGCTCCAGATGCTGCAACAGCAGCGGCTGCAACATTACTAAATGGAACTGCAGGTGCTACTTATTTTCAAGTAGATGCACCAGTAGGTGATGTTTTTGCGTTTAACATTCCAGAAGATGGAGTGTTATTTGAAAACGGAATTTTCGTAACTGACTTAGTAGGAAAAGTAACAGTCGTATACGATAAGTAGGAGGCTAAATGGCTAACACTACTTCAGGTACATATATTTTTGATAAGAATTTTTCTATTGATGAAATCATAGAAGAGTCTTATGAAAGAATTGGATTACAACCAAACTCAGGTTATGATTTAAAAAGCGCTAGACGTTCTTTAAATATTTTATTTCAAGAATGGAGTAATAGAGGACTTCATTATTGGGAAGTTGCAAATAACAACATAACATTAGTAGATGGTCAATCAACTTACACAATGTATAGATCAACAGGAGATGGAACTTCTGATGCTACAGCTATTTATGGTGTAGATGATATTTTAGAAGCAAGTTATAGAGCATCAAATGTAGATACTCCTCTTACAAAAATTAATAGATCAACTTATCAAGGCCTATCAAATAAAACTGCAGAAGGAACTCCTTCTCAATATTTTGTTCAAAGATTTATAGACAGAGTTACAATCACTTTATATTTAACACCAGGTTCAACTGAAGCCGGTAATTTCTTAAATTATTATTATGTAAAAAGAATTCAAGATGTTGGAGATTATACAAATGCAACAGATGTTCCATATAGATTTGTACCTTGTATGTGTGCAGGTCTTGCATATTATTTAGCAATTAAAAAAGCTCCACAAAGAACACAAGAATTAAAATTATTATATGAAGATGAATTACAAAGAGCTTTACAAGAAGATGGTTCTTCTTCAAGTTCTTTCATAACACCAAAAAATTATTATCCAAATGTCTAATTTTTCAAAAGGTAAATATGCACAATTTATTTCTGATCAATCAGGTATGGCATTCCCATACAAAGAAATGGTTACGCAATGGGATGGATTAAAAGTTCACGTTTCTGAATTTGATCCTAAACAACCACAATTAGAACCAAAACCACACGGAGCTGATCCACAAGGTTTGCCAATGGCAAAACCAGATAGAACAGAACCTGCTGTTTTAGTTTTATTAAACCCAAATCCTTTTACAACAATTAAGTATTCTGGTAATACTTATGTGAATGTTTATTCACAAGCTCACGGATTAACTACAGGTACTACAGTTAGATTTAGAGGACCTACAAGTCCAACTGGATATAGAAATGTTCCACCTATTGATGGTGTTACTGATATTTCAAATGCCTCTGGCTTTGTAATAACAGTTGGAAAAATAGATTCTAGTGGTAATGTAAACGATACGACAAATTATTTTTATTTTCAAAGTACAGATACAGCTACATCTGGAAATGTAAACGGAGGAGGAAGTGGGTGTACTACTGGACCAGTAAACTTACAGGCTTAATATGACATACGCAGAACTGATACAAAAAATTAAAGATTACACAGAAGTTGATGCAAATGTATTTACATCAACTATTCTTGATGGTTTTATTTTAGATGCTGAATGGAGAATTAATAGAGATGTTGATTCTGATAATAATAGACAATATGCACAAGCTGATATTGTTGCGGGCCAAAGATATGTTAACACACCATTAATTAATGATGACACTTTAATCATTAGATCTTGTCAAATCACGAATTCTACAGGTGGAGCAGATAACTCTAGCCGCTCGTTTCTAGAATATAGAGACACGAACTTTATTTCTGAATATAATCCAACAGGGGTACAAGGAGTACCTAAATACTATAGTTATTGGGATGAAAACACTATCGTAGTGGCTCCAACACCTGATCAAAATTATAATATGCAGATAAATTATATCTTGAAACCTGCCGGATTATCTAGTAGTAATACAACTACATACTTAAGTCAGGAATTCCCGAATGGTTTATTGTATGCTTGCCTAGTTGAGGCGTTTGGATTTTTAAAAGGTCCAGCTGATATGATCCAATACTACGAAGGAAAATATAAGCAAGCTCTCGAAGGATTTACAGTAGAACAAATGGGAAGAAGAAGACGAGATGAATACCAAAGCGGATCACCTCGACTTCCTAAAACACAATAGGAGAAAATATGGCGATAACACAAGCAGTTGCAAATAGTTTTAAAAAACAAATATTAGAAGGTGGACATAAATTCCAATTTTCTGGTGGTGATGTTTTTAAACTTGCTTTATATGTTTCTACTGCAACGTTAAATTCTGCTACAACAGTTTATAGTGCTACTGGAGAAGTTTCAAACTCTGGTCAATATACTGCGGGTGGTGGAGCATTAGTAAAACCAAATCCTAGTACTTCAGTTGCGTCAGGTGTTGCAATTGTAGACTTCTCTGATTTATCTTTTACTGGTGTAACTTTGACAGCTAGAGGAGCTTTAATTTATAATACTTCAAACTCAAACGCAGCAGTTGCAGTATTAGATTTTGGTTCAGATAAAACAGCAACATCAGGAACTTTTACAATTCAGTTTCCAGCTTTCACAACTTCAGCAGCGATTCTAAGAATTGGTAACGCGTAGGAGGTAACTTCCTATGGCCAATGCTTGGGGTGAACTTACTTGGGGTATAAACAACTGGGGTGAACAAAGTGATTTGGACGTACCAGTTTCAAATCCAAATGATGAACCTTGGGGAGTTTATGGTTTTGGCCAAAATGATTTTGGCGGAACAGCAGGCAATCTAGGTGTATCTACTGGCTCCGTAACAGTTACAGCAGAAATAAATAGAGGTTGGGGCAGAGAACAAGGTTGGGGTACTCTTGATTGGGGTACTTGGACTTTATCAACACAAGTTTCATTAACAGGTCAACAATTAAATATTTCTGAAGGCGATGAAAATATTAGTATTGACACATCTCCAATTTTATCAGGCCAACAATTAGACTGGTCTATTGGTGTAGTTGATCCAGAACCAGACGAATCATTAATTGGTCAACAAATTAATTTAAATGTAGGAAGTATTAGTATCCAAGCTAATGCTGATTTATCATTAACAGGAAATCAAATAAATGTTGCAGAAGGTAATGTATCTATTGATAACATCACATTTGCATCTGTTACAGGTTTAGGATTAGCTACTCAAAATCCTGGCACTGTTATCGTAGGTGGTATTGCAAGAGTATTCCCAGAAGGTATTCAAATCAATGTTGGAGAAGGTATAGTTGATCCAGGTCCAGATGTAGTATTACCAAGTGTTCAAGCAAATGTAGGATTAGGAACAGCAATATTAGATGCTAATACTTTAGTAGGTGTAACAGGACAACAGCTAAATTGGTCAGTTGGAAACCTATCTTTTATTATAGATGGTTCTGTACAATTAACTGGAAATCGTATAAATATAGCTCTTGGAAACGAGAATATTCAGTCGTGGCAAATTGTTGACACGGGCACAACAGTAGCTTATACTGAGGTTTCTATCGGATCTAGTGTAACTTGGAATGAGATTGACACAGCCGCCTAATTTGATAAAAACGTTAATAATAAGGAATTAAAAAAATATGGCATCATCATATTCTACAGACCTCAAACTAGAGTTAATGGTGACTGGCGAAAAAGCTGGTCTATGGGGCGATATAACAAATACAAATTTAAATATTTTACAACAAGCAATTGGTGGATATTCTTCAGTTGCATTAAACGCAACAACAGGTGCAACATTAGCTTTTACAAATGGTGCATTATCAAATGGTAAAAATGCTGTTTTAGAATTAACAGGAACAATCACATCAAACGTTGATGTAACAATTCCAGTTTCAGTTACAAACAAAGTTTACATAATTAAAAATAGCACATCAGGTGCATACACTGTTACAGTAAAAGTTTCAGGTCAAACTGGTGTATCTTTTGGTACAACAGATAAAGGTTACAAATTATTATACATCGATGGAACAGACACTGTTGATGTAGCATTAGCATCACCTCCAGGTGGTTCTGATACACAAATTCAATTTAACTCTGGTGGAACTGCATTTGGTGGTTCTGCTAATTTAGTTTGGGATGGAACAAACGTAGTATTAGGTGCAACAGGTGCATT